TGAACTACGCCGTCGATGGCGGTCTGCCAGAACGAGGCGATATTCTGATCCGCCGCGATTACCCTAGTTCCCGTTGCGGTGAGTAGGTTGACTACGACGTCTTCCAGGGACTCCGCGAGACACTCGACGGTCTGGATGAGTTGATGAACGCCGGTCCCCGCGTCGGCCAGCGCTACCGCCGTGCCGGCGATCGCGTTCGCCTTCGTGGTCGCCAGCGAGAACGTGTTGGCCGACAGGCCGATCACGTAGTAGTCGGTCCCCGTCGCGCCGTTCGCCAGGACGGTCCCGCCGCCGGCCCAGGACCCGGCCGCGGCCTCGGCGACCGCGATCGCGTCGCCGATCGCCGAGTCGAGCGTCTCCGCGTAGACCGTGCAGACGTCGCCGGCAGCGACGGCGTACACCGTCGGATTACCGGTCATCGAGACGCCGTACGCCGACGCGGCGCCGGCTCCGAGGTTGATCGCCGCGGCGAGGTTCTCGGCCGCCGTCGCGTCGGCCGCGTTGACGTCGACCTCGCCGTCAGCACTCGGAGCGTTCTTCCAAGTGTAGACCTTGCCGGCCACCGTCACCGTCTCGTCCTCGATGTCGGTCGCCGGCGTGTAGGCCAGGCTAGACCTGACCGCGACGACGAGCCCGGACGGCGCGTCGGCGTTGGTCGTCATGACCCGGAACGGTCCGGCGCCGGTCTGAAGACCGTGCGCCGTCGCGGTCAGGATGTTCCCGGACGATCTCACGAACTCCTTCGGGAGACCGGTAGGGATCTTCGCACCGCCCATGGCGGTGATGAACAGTGCCTTCGTCGTCATGACTACTCCGTGGTTCTTCTGAGAGGGGGAACTCAGCTCGCGCGCGCTAAGATTCTCGCGTGATCAGTCGAGCAAACTTCACCTGCTTGCGCTCCGGGTAGACCCGGTTCCAGCTCGTCGCGATGTTGATGTTGTTCGTCGTCGCCGCGTTCGTCGGACCGCCGTTCGGAGCCGTTCCCGTGTAGGCGTGACCGATCGGGTGGATCGACCACTCGACGCGCGAGTAGAGGACCTCCTGACCGCCGCCGTTGCCCGCCTGGGGCTCCCGCGTGATCTCGGTCGCGACCTTCGGCGTGCCGACGCCGAGCTGAATGGCGCCCGGTCCGAAGAGCCAGGTCTCGAACATGCCGGCCGCTCCCGCGGTGCCGGCGCCGAGGACGACGTTTGTTCCGCTCGGCATGTTGTCGTCCACGACGACTCGCCGACCGAGGAACGTCGCGATCATGACCTCGCCGCGAGCGTCCGGAATGAAGTCGATTAGGTTGTTCTTCTGCGCTCGGTTGTAGACCGTCGAGTGGAACATGGCGATCCCGAGATCTTCCTGGGAGTCTCCCATCGTGACCGCGGCGTCGAGGAACGCCTCCGCGCTGAAGTCCGTCACGCCGGCGACGTAGGCGCCGCCGGAGATGTCGTTCGCGTAGTCGCCGGCATCGTTGACCCCGTTGTCCTTCGATACACCCTGCATCGTGGCGATGACCGCGGCCTGAAGTCTGCGCGCCCAGTAGTTCGACACGCGACCGGCGATCGCGTCCGCGGGATCGTCCCCGGCGAGCTGGCCGGCGAGGTCCGAGGTGCCCCAGACCTGATTGCGGTTCAGACGAACCGCGATCTCGGTGTCCGTGTCGATCGCCAGCGGACGAGCGTCGTCGAGCTGCTCGGTGAACGTCGCCGCGAGGACCTCGACCGCGTCTCCCGACATGGTTTGCTTGAAGTGGTCCGCCGTCGAGTCCGTCGACGTGTTCTCGGCGTCGTTGTCGAGATCACGCCAGCTCGGCACGTTGAAGGTAAGTCCACCACCAGCGAGCAGGCCGTCGATGAAGGGGGATCTCTGGAGCGCCCCCGCCTGAATCAGGCGAGTCTTGTCCTCGGTGAGCTGCTGGACGTAGGGCGTGAAGACTTCGGGAACGACGAGGTCCGCGACGTTCGTGGTCAGTAGGGCGTCGGACATTTGGAGTGATCTCCCGGGGAGTTCCTGGATTCCAGTTCAATCCGGAAGTCGAACCCCATGGCCGATAACCGTCCGACGAAAACTCTCGGCGCCCTCCCATGAGGACCGAGCCCCGATCGCCGGGTCTGGCGGGAGCGTCACAACGCCCATGCGCTGCTCTGCGCGCTATACCCTACGTCCGATGACACGGGGAGTGCAAGGCCCGAAAGCTACTTCTTCGCAGACGGGCGACGACCGCCGACCGTCGTGCCCGCCGCCTTCGCCATCTGGCCGGCCACGTCCCGACCCTCAGTCTGGATGACCTGACCCTGCTTCGTGACGTTCCAATCCTCGTGCGAGAACGGGTTTGAACCTCTTCGACCACTCACTCCTCTTGACCCCTGAGATCCGGCGCCGCGGGGTTCCCCCCACCAGAGTGGGCGGAGCTGCTGCTTCTCGATGTCCAGCATGAGCTGCTTCGGCGAGAGACCCGGCTTGAAGTCGGCGAGTCCCTCCTTCGTGACTACCGCCTCGTCGTCGTCGCGAACCTCGAAGATCGAATTCGCCAAGAGGAGAGCGTCGGGCCTGGCCTCCTTGAGTGCCTTCGCGCCCTCGAAGGCCTTCGTGAACTCGTCGCCGATCTTTCGCGACTTCTTCTCCTTGACCAGGCCGTCATTCGTCGCCAGGAGAATATCACGCTCCTCCGTGACCTCGTCGAGCTGACGCTGAACGGGCGTGAGCTTGCCGGCGATCCTCGCCTCTACCCGCTTCGTGACGATGCCCTCGATCTTATCCTCGTCGAGCTTGTCTCCCGCCGCGGCCTCGAGCTCGGGGAATCGATCGAGCTTCTCCTGAACGTCGGAGAGCTCACCGAGCGTGGTCCAGGACTTCAGGTCACTCTTCGCCTTCTTCCTGTCACTCTTCTCCTTCCTCAGGCTCTCCTGGACCCGATCGACGTCGGCCTGAGTCCGGATGCCGCCGACCTCCGTCAGCTCCCAAGCCCCGTCCTTCTCGGTGAATAGGGCCTTGTAGTCCTCGGGAACGTCGTCTTCGCTGTCGTACTTGGCCTCCAGAACTGGCATCTATTCGCGTCTCCTTGAAATCTTGGTTTCCGTTCGATCCTAGTCGAAGAAGTCCTCTGGATCCAAGCCCGCGCGGCGGAAGGAGTCGGGTTCGAGCTTCGCGAGCTCGTCGAGCCGGAGCTCGCGGCCCGACTCGTCGACGAACTTGTCGAGCGTCAGGTCACCGCGACGGAATAGCCTGCCCTTCGTCTTCCCCAGGATGTCGTCCTGATTCGCCGCACTCTGACGCTTCAGGAACTCCGAGTAGGTCGTCTTCGCGGGGACCTGGCCGGTCAGCTCCCTCATCCTCTTCCTGGCGAACGCATCGAACGCGCCCTTCGTCCCGCGAGGGAGCTTCGCCCGGCTCGTCGGAGCGTCGAAGCCGTTCTCGGCGGCGAACTCGCGGAGGAGCTGCTTCTGAGTGAAGTTCCGCGCCGGGCGAGTCCCCATCGGCTCCGGGTCGAGCGTCGGGAGGATCAGCGACCGCTCCCGGTGGTGGAGGGGCAGGACCGGGCGCTTCTCGTCGTCGAGCTCGAAGGTCTCGCCGTCCAGCGACCGGCAATTATGGACCAGGAGACCATTGGCAATGTAGACTCCTCGACAGGTCTCTAGGTTATAGACATGGGTCGATCGAAACTCTCTCCGCACGCTCACGACATCATCGCCGACTACCGAGCAGGGAAATCCGCCAGGTCGATCGCTATCGATCACGAAACGACCACGACCACTGTCACGAGTCTTCTGAAGAAGGCTGGCGTCATGCCACATCGGGAGCGCGGCGTCGTCGACGACATGATTGGCGAGGATCGACGATGCATCGTTCGCATGTTCTGCGAAGGCACCAGGCCTTCCGAAATCATTCGCCTTACAGGACGAAGTAAGTCCTGCGTCTACGCCGTGCTCAAGAGAAATAGAGTGCCTCTCCGAGGTCTTACTAACTGGTCTCCTAGCCATTCTCAGAAGCTCAGAGCCGCAAAGACCAGGGAGACTCGAGGAATCCTGAACGAGACGGAGAAGGTTGTCCTCAGACTTCTCCGTGCCGCGAAGGTACGCGGTAAGGCGCAGTGGGCATTTGGCTACCAGAACGTCGACTTCGCCATCCGTTCCCACTCCGTCGCCGTGGAAGTCTGCTGCCGAGGGACATTCTCGAAGTACGTGCGAGAAGGCTGGATCGTTCGCCGCATCAAAGAGCTCGGCAATGCTGGGTGGCACGTCTACGTCTTGAACGCCTTCGATCGCAGAACTATCGAGACCTACGGAATAGAGGATCTGCTTTCCTGGCTCGACTTCCTCAAGGGACAACCAACCATCCGACGTCAGTACCGGGTGATTCGGTGTCCCGATCAACTCCTTTCCACTGGCTGTTGTGACGATGATTACGTCGCCGCGATATCGACGCCGATAAAGCTTCTCGACTAGACCGATCGGACGAACCTGAGTCGATCCTTCGACGCAAATCGCCGTGGTCCGCGAATCGAGCGTCGCGATGAAGAGGAGGACCTCGAAGAGATCGTCGTTCGTCGCGATGAAGATGTCGCGGCCGCGGGACGCGGCGTGGTTCGACGCGGTGACCGCCAGGGTCTCCATCTGGCGCCGCGTCCTCGCCGTCGCGCCGCCGGCGCCGCCGGTCGCCCTCGTTCCCACCACCCGAGCGGCGACCTCTCGCGGCGCCTCGCCCTGGGTCACGCCGATCGTAATCTGATCGGCGATCGCCCGCGCGTCGCCGTTCCGCGTCGCGGCGATCCACTCGCCGAGCGTTCGACCGAGGAAGGGGTCCTTCAGCGCCGCGCGCCGTAGGTCCTTCGCCGCCGGCAGGATCGTCTGAAGCTGCGCCGGCGAGACCGTCCGAGCGGCGGCCTCGACGAACCGCGCCTCGGCGACCGAGACGTCGCCCACGCCCTTCCGCATGATTCGCCCCACCTCGCGCCACGCTCCGGCTCGGATCTCACGAACCTCGTCGAGCAGCGCCCTCAGGCGCAGGACTTGGCCGGCACTCTTGAGCCCGACCCTTCCGCTGCCGAGCCGGTCGCGAATCGCTCGACGGAGGTCGCGCTCGGTCCCGTCGAGGACCTCGAAAGCCTCGTTCCGAAGCCCCCGAGAGACGCGGAGGAGGTTGATCTGACGCCGGACGAACGCGTCGAGGAGATCCTCATTCGCGGTCACTTAGGTGGCTCCCAACCTTCGAGAATGACGTGCTCGTGGAATGAGCACGTATCCGTGAACGGGCACACCACTGACGGCGTGACGACTCCGTCGTCGGAGATGTCGTGACTTGGATGGTCTTCATCAGTGGGCGGACGCTGAAGGGTTCCACCCTGACCGCACTGTGGACACTTGAACGTGACGATGACGAAACCATCACCGTCGACGTCGTAGCGAATCCACGTGCCCGGAGGCTGCTCGCGCTGAGGGCCAGTAAATCTCGGATAGCTCCGACGGTTCGTCACCTACTCGCCCCGACCGGCTCCTTCTCCGCCTCGACCTCCTCCTCCTCCTCGTCCTCGTCCTCCTCCGGACCCTCCGGATCCATACTCGGCGGCGGCGGATTGAGGTCCTCGTTCTCGCGCTCCTCGGCGAGTTGGGCGATCTCCTCCTCGAAGGTCATCTCGGTCACGCCCTTCTTCTGCATGTTGCCGTGAATCGTACGCGACGAGAGCGGAGCGCCCATGGTCTTCGCGCCCTGAAGCTGAGTGAGCTCCTGGCCGCTCATCGTGTCGTCGACGAAGTCGAGGTTCGGCTCGACAGCGACCGCTTCCGGGTCGGCTCCCATCCATCGAGCCCCGATCCTCAGGAGCTTCTCCAGAGCGTGGGCGGAGGCCTTCGCGACGTGGTTCAGCGTGGCGGTCCGAGCTGAGACTCGAATCTTCAACGCCTCGCCGGATTCGGCGTCGCGCGAGGTCGACTCCATCGGATCGCTCGTCATCGAGCGAGCCTCGGTCCGATCGTTCTCCAACGACTGACGCTGCTCCGGTATACCGGCGGAGTTGACGCCGATGTACCTCGCGTCGCCACCGATGGGCAGAGCGATCTCCGCGTGAGCGCCGACCCTCCGATTCGGCTTGTCGTCGACGTCGCCGATCACGACGAGCGTGTCCTGACCCGTCATGAAGAGACTCTGGCGATAGTCGGCCTCGCCGCGGTAGATCGTGAGCGAGATGTTCGATAGACCGAGAAGCGGCGGTCGATCCGGAGTCGCCAGCGCGTCTTTCGAGTTCACGAAGACGAACGGGACCTCGTTCGACGTGCCTCGGCCCGTTCGGGGCTCCTCGAGCTTCGACGGATCGAAGCTCTGATCCTTCTCGAAGACGGCCTGACGATAGATCCCCTCACCCTCCGGCTCGTTCTCCAGAGGATCGCCGAGGACGAGGACTCGATACTTCTCGACGTCGCGCCAGGTGAACGGGTCGGCGCCCGCCTCCTCGCCGCCGCGCTCCGCGCTCGACTCGTCGAGGACGACGAGGTTCAGGTTCGACCTCTCGATCTCCTCGCGCTGTCCGTCGTCCCAGTTGATGATGGTCTCCGCCTCGTAGAGGGAGACGTAGAAGTCACCCTTGCTCGCTCCGACGTCCTGAACGTCGAGCAGGAGGCCGAGCCGGCCCGCGACGAGCTGAAGCTCGGTCATCTTCTGGAGGAGCATCTGGAGAGACTCTCCCTCCAGCGTCGCGCTCTCGATTAGGTGCTCCATCTGAGAGGGGAGCTCGATCGTCGCATCCTTGTTGTGCATCACGCCGAGGAGCCCGGCGACGGCCTGACGCACCAGGTCGGGGAATACCGATCGAGTCTTGTACGCGCAGTACGCGAGCCAACCGCCCGAGCTGGCGTTCAGCGTGAGCGCCCCGTCCTTGATCATCCCGTCGGTCGCCGGGAGGTACTCGAAGCCCGCGTTCTTGACCTCCCGCTCCCCCTCGTAGGTCACGCGCATCTGGCGCCAGTCCTTCAGGCACTTCGAGTAGAGCGGATGGGGAGTACTGATGCTCATCTACCACATCCCGGATGTAGTTCCTGAACGAACTCGGAAGCCCTCAGACCTGATCCGATACCGGGTCTCGTCGGCGATGTGATCCTCGGCGTCGGTGTCCACATCCTCAAGGTTCTTCTCGTCTCGCGGAAGGCTCAGCACGGTCCGGAGGAAGTCCGGACACTCCGATCCTACCACGAAGAGCCCGGGCGCCTCACGCGGTAGTCCGTCGATCCTGTGAGCCGCCTTCATCATCTTTCGCATGAGCTCCCACCCCTGGACGCGAGAACCCGGCCGCTTGTCGGCGTGGGCCCAGGAGATACCGCGATAAATCGACCCGTCGAACCGAACCGGCTTCGCCATGTCCGAGCCGATGCAGTGGCCGCTCTCCACGGTAAAGATCGACGAGTCAGCCGGACCGGGCTGGACTATACAGCGATCTCCCCTCCTCCAGCCCCAGAGGATCTCGCGCTCGATAATCCCCTGAGAGATCTCCGTCGCGAGCATCTCGACGCCCTGGTTCGGCTTACCCGAGCAGCCGTACCACTCCTTGACCCGGAAGAGATCGCCGGGAACCGTCGAGCGCCAGGACCCGTCGCGCATCAGGAGATCCGACCCGTCCGACCTCGCCCACCACCCGACGGCGAAGGGCTTCGTCGATCCCCAGTCGAACGACCGGTCGACGCGCCAGCCGATGGGAACCTCGAATCGCTCCATCACGTTGAACTCCGACTTCCAGACCGCGGAGAACATGCCGCCGACGGGAATGTCCCAGTCACCGTCGAACCACGCCTTCGCCTGCTCCGGACTCGTCGCCGCCGCGGCCAGGTTGTCCTTGTAGTTCGGGTCGGCCTCGAGAAGGACCGTATTCTCGTCGACGTGGCTATGAATCGCGCATCGGATGGGTTCCTTCCTTCCGCTGTCGTCGACCGCGTCGGTGATCGTGCGCGTTCGCCACCAGTCGCCGTGCAGCTTGTAGCGATCCTGAACCCAGCCGTGACCGACGCCGTACGGGTTCGTCGTCGCGCGGATCATGCGCGGCACTCCCTGCTTCGACGAACGACAGCACGCGAACATCTTGCGGAAGCACTCGTCGTCCCTCCAGTTCGTCAGCTCCTCCCAGCCGATGAACGGGTACTCGTGTCCCTGGTAGTTCTCGCAGTCCTCCGGCCGCGCCATGTGGCGAAGGAGGAGCGCCTCGCCGGTCGGCCACTCCCACATCATCTTCGAGCGATTGAACTTCGCCTGCGGGAAGATCTGCGAGAACCACTTCTCGGTCTTCGCCTGAACGTCCGCGAGTTGCGGGTAGGTCTGCCTGAAGATCACACCGCGCCACGCGTGACCGTGTCCCTTGTCGACGTGCTGGGCGTAGGACATGATCATCCCGTCGGTCTTCGCCGCGCCGCGCGTACCGTGGTTGAGCACCTCGACGAACGGGCACGACATGAACGCAGTCTGCGACCCCTTCAGCGGCATCCACGCCACGCGCTTCCCGTCGACGTATCGCTCGACCGGAGCCTTCGCCGCCTCGACGCGAGCTTAACGGAGACGAACGCCGTACTCCTTTATCTCCGCCTGGCTCGGCTCGTGAGTCGACGCCTCGACGGCGCGAACCGTGCTCGGATTCGTGTAGCCCCTACGACTTCGTAGCTTCAAGCCTTCGCCTCGCCTCCTGGCCGGCCCACTGAAGTCTCTGCGCGGCAGTAGCTCTCGACTGAGCGTTGCATCCCGGCCGGTCGACGTAGCGCTCGACCTCGATCAGGAGAAAGTTGAGGACGACCTCGAGCTTCTCGGTTTCCGTAGACTGGACGCCGTCGCTCATTTCTAGAGAAGCACTCCTACAGTTTCGCGGCCGAGCGGTCGAAGAACCCTCCGTGGGAATACTCAAGAAACTACTCGGCATAGGAAGGCGGAATCCTATCTGGATCGGCCCTCCCCGTCATCGTCCTCGTCCTCGTCCTCGTCCTACGATCACGGTAACGAGGTCGGACAGGGACGCGATCACGCACGGTAAGCTCAGCGACGAGAAGCTCGCCGACTTCGCCGCGGCGATTCACCACAGCATCCGAATCGAGGCCGTCGTCTTCCGACAATGAAGCACTAGGCCGGACGTGGGTCGACGCCTTCCCGAACGAGGTGCGACGGGTGTGGTGACCCGTCGGTTAGTGGCGGGAAGGCCATCTTTGGCGAGAGCGATCCGCGGCCGGCCATTTTTCTACGCGACACGAACCCCCTCTAAAGAGGCCGTCGGTCCCCGCCGGTCGGCCTCGCTTTTTCTAACAGGAGAGCCCGCATGGCGGCATACGTGATTATTAGAACTCTGCTCATCGGTCTTTTTATCGTCGGTGTGATCGGCCTCCTGCTCCTGATCCCGCGAGGCCGTCGTCGTTCAAATTGAGAGGTAGACTTGACCATGGAAGAAATTTTCCTGATCCTTTTATCGTCGGTGCGATCGGCCTCCTGCTCCTGATCCCGCGAAGCCGTCGTCGTTCAAATTGAGAGGTAGACTTGACCATGGAAGAAATTTTCCTGATCCCGAACTCGGACGAGTTCATTCGCGAGTACTGGTGCCAGAAGTGCCGCCAGCTCCGCCTCTGGGCGAAGCCCGAACTCCTGCGAGCCTGCTCCCAGTGCAATAACACGGACCTCGTAGTAGCACTCCCGGGCGAACTCGACGCCGACGAGCTGAGGGGCAACGACAGGATGAGCGTCGAGCTCGCGATGAGGTGGAGGAAGATCTGCTACCTCCTCGTCGCCCTCGACTCCGCAAGCATCGAGCTTCGAGACATGAAGCGAGCCGCCGTCGAAGACTGGACCAACCTCGCGAAGATCGCCGGCGTCCGGCCTCCGAGTCCGAAGACCGTCGCCCTCATCCTGCGAACGCTCGCGGAAATAGAGAATAGGGTCTCCAGTCCCTCGAGCGACGAGCCGAAGAAGAAGACATGAAACCTCTGTCAGAAATTCTCCCTGTAGTCCGCAATGGATCAATCTGGTTCAAGATCTACGTCGACGGCCGCCCTCGCAGGGGTGTCTACCCGACGATCAAGGCCGCCGAGCAAAATCTAGATAAGGAGAGAAGAAGGCCCTGAGACCTCTTCTTTCGAATCACCCCTTCAGTCGGAGCGCTCCGAACGCCGATAGAGCTATCATGCACGCAATCAAGAAAACCTGGCGGATCGCCGCCTTCTACCTCTCTCTGGCCGCCGTTTGCCTACTCACCTCCTGCAGCAGGAGCCGCCACCCGGTCATTTCCAGTGACCCGGTCGCTGATCTGGTGGTCTACGAGATGATCCGCGCGGGAAGCGGCGCCGAAGGGCCTGAAGTCACCTTCGAGTTCAGGCGGTACACTTACTACATTGACGAGCACGGCGAGAAGCGGGAGCGCGTCGCCAGCTTCCACCACCAAGGCGGAATCGACTGGGGTCCGTGGGCCAGGCCGGGGCTCGCGTTGAACCTTTCGCAGATGATCATCGGAGACCGCTTCGATCCGGACGTGGCGTTCGAACTAGTCGGTCCCTTCGTCGTCGACGTCCTGTTCGCGGTCGAGGAGGACCGGTGGGACATCACCGGCGCCGAGCTGGACAGGTTCGCTCAGGACTACTCGAGCAGGATGTGATGAGTAAGCACAAAGACGAAGCGGAGAAGCTGACGAAGAAGGTCATCGACGCAATCCGAGATCTCAAAAAGGCACACAAGAGAACAGCCAGAGCTGCCGTCGAGATGCTTACCGAAACAGTGCTTCAAGCTGAGCAGTCGCGGCGCTGCGCGCGAGTCTGCGAGACGAGGAGAAAGAGTAATGCCGAGCGTAACGGACTGGGAATTCATGCGGCTCATTCTGATCGAGACGTTCCGCGTCGCCGTTCGGTCGGCCACGCTGGAACTGGGCAACGAGGAGAATGACGTGATGCGCGCATTCGATTGCGCGCAATTCTACGGATGGGACTACGAGAACGACTCAGACTGGTATTCGTGGACGATAAAAGCAACGCAACCAGAGATCGCCGCCGCGGGACTTCGCCGCGCCTTAGAGAATTGCCGTCCCCGCAAGTGTTCAGCGTGCGGTGCCGAGATGCACGACAGCGAATATCTCTTCGTTCACGAATACGAGCACAAGCAGTTCTGCTCAAGCGAGTGAAGGCCCTCGACCTATTTTGCGGAGCCGGCGGCGCGTCGATGGGACTGCATCTTGCTGGGTTCCAGGTAGTCGGAGTCGACTTGAAACCTCAACCGAACTACCCGTTCGAGTTCATTCAGGCCGACGCCATCGATTTCTCCTCGTCGTCGCTGTCCGGCAAGTTCGACCTGATCTGGGCCTCCCCTCCATGCCAGGCATTCACCGCCTACAAGAGGAGGAGAAACCACGTCGCCGACGCGCCGAATCTGATCCCAATTACTAGAAGGACTCTCAGGATGATCGGCGCCCCGCACGTCATCGAGAACGTGCCCGGGGCGCCTCTCTTCGATCCCGTAACGCTATGCGGTTCATCATTCGGTCTTGACGTGAGGAGACATCGAATCTTCGAGTGCAGCTTTGGCGTCGATGCACCCCCCTGCGATCACTCGTGGCAGACCCCGAGGTTTCCGCCCGCGACGAACCGCACGAACCTACGTTCCACCGTGGAGATCGGTGTATGGCGCATTGCCCTCGACGTTCAGCGGAAGGCAATGGGGATCGACTGGATGAGCAGAGAGGAACTCTCGCAAGCGATTCCTCCGGCTTACTCGGAGTTTCTCGCGAAGGAGTTGAAGCAAGGCGATCAAGCATGAGCGAGCCCCTCTGGAGAGCACTGATCCTCGCGGCGCTCGCCGCCACGTGGTGGTGCTTCGAGCACCTGATCCTCTGGCTGTCTCGAAGGGAGACGATGAGGACGAAAACGAAGGGAGGGCTCTCCAGCTCGACGACGGAACGGTCGACGTAGTAGTAATGAAAGCCGCCGCACTACGAGAAGTCACCGACACCTTTTCCAGCGCCCTTCGGGCCGCCATCGAGACTGAGAACACGACCGCCAAAGAGGTCGAGAAGATCGAATCGATCCTATCGATGGCGGCCTTCAACTTGCAGATGGCCTACCAGGAAGAGTCCGCTACCAAGAAGAACCTGACCCTCCTGGGTCACGCCGAGTTACTCGACTTCCTCTCCGGAGCAGCCTACCTGGCACGAAGGTAGCGAGTCCCGCAACGAGACGGTCGACGTCGAAACATAGAGCTACCGCTCCAGCTCGGCGCCCGATGCGTCGATATATCTACTATGAGCACCTCGCAACTAATCATCACCGACGCCGAACTCGAAGACCTAATGGCGGTCCTGCCCGCGCCAGTCGCCGAAGAGCCGAAGCGCAAGCCGCGCCCGAGCATCCGCCAGACCGAGGACCTGACCTTCCTGATGCAGCTCTCGGCCGCCGACGACGTCCGCGACGCCTTCCGGAGCCGCAAGTCCCGATGAAGATCAAGAACGAGACGCACTGGCGGACCGACGACCTGAAGAAGATTCTCCGCGCCGCGATCCTCGCCGAAGGAATGGATCCGAACGAACGCTGGTCGATCAGGATCTACTACGGACGCCGAACCAACGACACGAGCGGATACGCCTACTACCACTCGCGGACGTTCCGGATCGGCCTGCCGAAGAGGATCTGGCGTCACGAAAAGGACGGAACGACGTTCTGGAACTACGACTTCGTCGACGAAGTCAGCAAGAAGACCTGGACACGCTACGCCGCGACGGAGGACGACATCCCGGAGCACGCCATAGCACGGCGAGAATCTGACAGGTACGTCGGAGCATTTCACGACGTCGACGAACTCCCCAAGAGAATCGTCGAGGAAGCGGCTCGGACGATCATTCACGAGATCGGTCACTGCCAAGGGCTCCGGCACGAGGACATGGTCTGCAGCTCATCGATCGAGGTCCCCTGGGCCGATGGATTGAAGATCCGGAAGAAGACCGCCGCGAAGCCGAAGCCGAAGCCCGACCGCGAGGCGAAGGCCATCGCTGCCGTCGAGCGCCTCGAAGATCTCCTCGCCGAGGAGGAGAAGCGCCACCGCGCGCGAACGAAGTCCCTGAAAACGCGCCTCTCGAAGGCGAAGAGATCGATGAACTACTACGAGAAGAAACGAGTCTCGGACTAAGACGAACCGAACGAGAACGAAGAGCTACCGCTTCAGTCGGCGGCCGATCGCGTCGAAGTACCCTCCATGAGGGGAACCTACGAACCACGTTGCGGCGACTGCGGCCGCCCGTCCGACTTCGAAACCTGCGACGACTGCGCGCGCGAGATGAACGACTACTTCAACCCGCCGACGGTCGACGAGCCGCCGACGAAGCACTACGAGATCCCGGAAGAGTGGAGGAAGGGAGCATGATCAGCCGCCAAGCACAGAAGGAGATCCGCTTCATCGAAGGATGCGGCGACGACCGCGGCGGCGCCTACTCGGTCATCGACCTGAAGGGTCGCTCTTCGAAGGGCTCGATCGCCTACGTCGGCTGGCGCCCGACGGGACCGAACTCGATGGGATCCGGAACCGGGAAGTCCTACGACGACATCGAGGACGTTCGCGCCCTGGTTCGCGCGCTGCGCGCTCGCGGCTACCGGAGGGATCGATGAGCACCGTCGATCCGAACGCGACCGAATTCGAAGGACAAGACTGCGCCGACTGCTTCAAGCCGTTCGACGAGCTCGACGCGCTCGACCGCTGCGAGGACTGCGCCGAAACGGCCTACGAGAACGACAAGACCGAGCGCTGCGATTGCTGCGGCGAGATCTTCCCCTCGGGCACGTTCGCGGAGTCGGACGGCTGCGCCGAACGCGAAGAATGCGAGGACTGCCACGCACATAACAACGTCCAGCGCGCGCGACAGGAACGCGAGGGCGACGAGTGGGCCGAGGTCGACTACCGCCTAGATCAGTGGAAGGACGAGGGCCGACGATGAGTCTCGAGATGAGACGAAGCGCGCGAGAACGGAGAGCCGTCGCTTCAGTCCACGCCCGAAAGCGTCGATGAGTGAGTATGAGCAACGCAGCACACGTCACCATCTCGACCCCGAACGCGATCAAGACCCGGCACGTCTCGAACCTGAAGGAGGCCCGTCGGATCGCACTCTCCTCCCTCGACAACTCGCCGAACGGCTCCTTCGCCGTCGCTACCTGCGGCGGAACGAGCTGCGCCTTCGAGCGCCGCGCCGGCCAGACGCTGCCGGCCCGTCCCGTCCGATTCTCGAGGTAGACTTAGCCATGGTCGATCCAAGAGCAGCATCCAAGGTCCGCGCCACGAAGTGCGAGCACTAATGAGGACCTACCGAGGCTCCGGTTTCCGAGTCCTCTACGAGGTCATCCGCGACGCGGAGCCTCACCCGAAGAGCTCTATCGGAGATGGCGACGACGTCGTCCTTCACTTCAGGATCCTTCAGGGCCTCGGCCTGGTGCCGACGATGAGGGAGGCGACCGGCGCGGTTCTGCTGGACGCTCGACACCGATCGATCGGCTTCCACCCGATCTCGGTCGGAACCCTGAACTCCTCGCTCGTTCATCCGCGCGAGGTCTTTCGAATGGCGATCTCGGTCGGAGCCAAGGCCCTGATCCTCGCTCACAATCACCCGAGCGGCGACAGCACCCCGAGCGACGAGGACCGCCGCATGACGGAGAGGATTACCAAGGCCGGCGAGATCCTCGCGATCGAACTCATCGATCACGTCGTGATCGGCGAGAAGAGCTACTTCTCCTTCGTCGAAGCGCGCCACCGACCGATCCCGAAACGAGACGAGCCGTCCGAGTAGCGACTCCTCGCGCTCCAGGTCGAGGCTCGAAACGCCGATAGAACTATCAATGAGCACCTACACCGTCACCGTCAAGGGCCGCGAGGTCACGTTCAAGTCCGCGTTCAACTCCGATGGCGAGGCCCTCGACTACCTCGACGCTCGCGAGCTCGGCGGAAACCTGAGCTCCTTCGCGGTGGACCTGAAGAGCAAAGCTCGCACTCGCGGTCTCTCGTCGATGCAGTGGGCGTGGGTCCACAAGCTCGCGACCGACGCGAAGGCGAAGGTCGAGCGCTCCGAGGGCCTCGACGTCGACCTCCTCCCCGTCGTCGAGATGATGGCGCTCGCCGCCGAGGCCCAGAAGCGACTACCGAAGATTGTCCTGACGACCTCGGCTACCGGACCGGTGGTCCTCAAGCGCGCCGGATCGCGCTCCTCCCGTGAGGGAACGATCAACGTGACCGACGGCGGCGACTTCGGATCGAACGCCTGGTACGGCCGCGTCGAGCTCGACGGCTCGTTCACCGCCGGCCGCGACCTGACCGTGCCCATCCGCGAGCTGCTCACCGAACTCGCCGCCGACCCGGCGAAGGTCGCCGGTCAGAACGGCGTGGCCACCGGGGCCTGCTGCTTCTGCGCGAAGCTCCTCTCGACGCGCGAGTCGCGCTCGGTCGGATACGGCCCGGTCTGCGCTGAGAAATTCGGCCTGCCCTGGGGCGATACCGCGGCGGCCGACGAGGAAGACGAACGCGCGCGACGCTGGCAGGAAAAACTCGACGCCGCTCCGGTCCAGCGGCTCCCACCCGTCGATACCACACACGAGCCAAGCTGAAGCGCTAATCCCAGGCGCTCGCTGGCGACCCGTCACGATTAGCAATCTCGTGACGGGTTTTTTTACCTACAGACTCTATGTCTCGCCCATCCCGGTTCCACTCCTCCATCTTCCTGTAAAGGGTCGCTCTGCCCACGCCCAGTTTCTTGGCTGCTTTCTTCACGTTGCCATTACACGCCTTCAGCGCCTCTAGATAGGTCTCTTCGATAACGTCGTCGATCGGTCTGATCTCCTTCACCTCTCGCGGCACGCTGAACACGCGCTTCGGCCTAACTATCTCACCCCACCGTTCGAGCTTCTTGTAGATTCCACCCTTCGTGTGACCGAGATGCGGAACCGAGGCCACCACCGCACCGCGCGGGTGTCCGTCGAAGTATCGTAGGGTCTCGAGGACGAGATCGCGCTCGACGTCGCGAATCGGCTTCGGATCAAATCCCTCGGGAACGACCACGTCGGTCAGGTAGAGGTCCTCGAGATTTCCGACGGCTCGACGGATCCTCTCACGACTGATCCCGAGCGCGGCGCTGGTCTTGGTATAGGTGGCCCTCTGTCGGCCACCCTTGTCCCCGGCCGGAGCCGTCGCCAGCCTGAAGTGAGCCAACGTCCTGAGCAGGTGCTCGCGCAGCACGTCGTCGATCCTTCGCAGAACGAAGCCCGCCTCCGTCATCGTGCGCTGGCGCCGCTCGGTCTCCGCGTCTATCCGGATCCGAGCCTCCCGCTTCGCGGTGGGAGTTCCTGGCAGGATCCTTCCAAGGTCGTCGCGCTTCCGTTTGGAAAGAGCCTTACTGATCAGTCGCTCTCGATGAGGCGTGTCGCGGAGATCACGTCTCCTGCGCTTCAGGGCGGAAACCTTGGCGTAACCGCGCGTCTTCCACCGGAGATAACGATCGACGCCCTCTCGAACTTCGATGTCGCGGAAGCCCGGATCAATCACCCCAATCTCTTCGGGCTCGAACTCCTCGCCGTCCTCATTCATGCACGATGACAACGGGAAAATCTGGAAGTTCAACACCATGCGCCGTTTCGCCTGTCGAGATGGACCGCAAAGAGGCTTCCATCCAACCGTATGAGCTAATCTCCCGTGTTTAGCAACCGCGCGCGCTATCCAGATTGAGCGACCTCCATTGGCCCAGTACTCCCAAAGCCTAAGTTTCACGTATTGCGCGCAGTCTTCGTTCTCGTGAAAATCTCCGAACCAAGAGCGACGAAGCCGAACGCCGGCGAGCATCTCCTCGAACGTGTCGGCGAACTCCTCTTCCTCAGCGTCGGACATCAATCAGAGCTGCACTTCCCATACGTTAGAAACCTGGAACGTCTGCTCGCCGATCTCGACCGCGGCCTGAACGTAGACTTTGTGACCGGCAAATAGACTCTCTTTGAAATAGAGACGGTAATCGACGACCTCGTCGGCCGGACCCGACCAGTACGCGTCGAGGTTGATCACTCCGCCGCCGAACGGGTCCTCGTGCGCCTCCGTGCCGTTCGCCTTGTTGATCTTCAGCCAGGCCATCGGAAACGTCCGCATGACCTGCGACTCCTTCTGAAATGTCAGGTCCGCCTCGGTGACTACCTTGTCGAACCGCTCGAGTCCGACGCCGAGCCAGATAATCTGATACGTCTTACCGGGATTCGTGGGGTCGTTATCGATCACGCTCGGCCCAACTCGCGTGCCGATGATCCCCATGCAATCCAGCCAGCCATCCTTCAGCTTTCTCTCCGATGGCGACACGTTCGCTCCGGCAACTACCGGAGGAAGATCGAGAGGATCCTGGGTACAAGTGAACTCGAACCGCGGATTCAGGTCGTCTAAAAAATGCCCGGTGAATACCGGCGCCGCGGACTCCTCCCCCTCAGCGGCGAGCGCGACCGGCTGGCTCAGGATCTCGACGATGCTGTCGTAATCCATCACCGAGAGCGGTGGACCCGAACCACCCGGCGGCGCCTCGCATGAGCTGAAGCTGAAGAGCAGGAGGACCTCCGGTACGATGAGTCGCATGAACTTGGATTCTATGCGTCGCCGCCGAGCTCCTCAACTTCTCCCGGCGTGGTTCCCTCGTCGACTCCGCGAATCTCGAGCTTCGGCCTCTTCAGGTAGCCGTTCTTCCAGATCCAGCGAATCAGCGGATCGACGTCGGGGTTCCTCTGATCCCTCGAATCGACGAGGCTGATCGTCCCGCCGGTCGACAGGTTCAGGACGACGAACCGCTGCTCGGCGTTGGCCGGCGACATGATGATGGAGACGACCCGAGCCTCCTCGCCCGGGGCGAAGTAGATGTGGCGACCGATGAACGGCTCGGGTTCGGGTTCGTAGGCCATCAGTTCCGACTCGAGGAGCCCGGCTTCATCCTGGAACGCTCGGTCTCGGACGCGACCCAGTCGGTCGGTTCAACCGCCGCCGGCGCGACGAGGACCCCCGCACCCTTGTGCTCGTGGACGACCTGCTCCTTCCAGCCGTAGCGCGTTTTCAGCATGAAGATCTGAGCCGTAAGCTCGTCGCGCGGAGCGGCGTCCGGGTTCAGCCCCATCGCGGTGCGCGCGAACCGACCGACGACGCGGGCGTGGACGTGAGCCCCGCCGGCGTCGAGCTCGGTCCGGAAATGACGCTGGAGCGTCTTCTCGCCGATCGGCCTCGGGAGCTCCCCGTCCTCGACCGGCCAGTAGATCACCTTGGCGAGCTCCTCGTCGGTCAGGCCGCAGCCGCGGAGCACCATCACGCGCGCGCGGTCCTCCGCCGTCGGCTCGTACTTCTTGAGCTTCCTCTTCGTCTTCGTCATCGCTCGCGCCTACTCGATCGGCCTCGCGCCGTCGACTCGGAGGATCTTCGGCGCCGTCGCGTTCCAGTTTATCTTATGGTGAATCCGGTGGGAGAACCTCCCGATCGTCGAGATCTTCGCGCAGGACGGCGCGTACATGACCGTGTAGAAGCTCTTGAGGTAGGTCCCGTTCTCTCGGTAGAGCTCGGAGATGCCGCCCCCCCCGGACTGCGTCATTTCCTGGTTGAGCTGAAGCGGCCGGTAGGTGAAGAAGAGGCGGCCGCGACGGCTCCTCGACGTGTAGGTGTTGACGTCTTCGTTCATCCGACCGACGAACTCGAACGGACGCGTCGCATCGCAGACGAAGGAGTTCATCGCCTTCCGCATGAGCTTGATCGGCGAGCCCTCCGACGTTCCTCCCATGTGATCCCCGCCCTGAGATAGCGCGACCGAATCCGCTCCGCTCGCGCCGAGGAAGTCCACGAGTGCCTCGAAGACTCCGTCGAGACTCCGAATGATCCAACCGTGAAACCGCGGCGCCGGATCGTCGTCGCGCTTCCCGAGCCAGCGGTAACCGATCCAGCCGTAGTCGTCGTCGAGCTCGACGAAATAACGAACCCCCACTCTCTCGGCGAGATCGAAGCAGGCGTTACGAGCATAGGTAATAGTTCGGCGATCACCTCCGCAATCGCCCTCGTCGATACGCGATCCGACCTCGCTCTTCGAGAAGACGAGCACCTTCTCCTTCCCGAACCGCTCGACGTAGTCGTCGAGCGCGTCGTCCTCGTCGTCGACCGCGAGGAAGACCTTCCCCGTGTAACCGCACTTTTCCAGGGTCGAAATCGTGAGGACTCGATCGGGTCGACCGTGAGTCAGGATGAACGCGGCGAAGTCGTCACGCATCGGGATAGTCGGTCGCGAAGAGATCGCCGATCCGGGAATTGAGCTCGACGAATCCGCGCTCGATCGCCTGATCTGCGTCCAGGATCACGAGGACCGATCGCTCGAAGAGAGCCTTGACCTCCGGCGTCGCCTGAGCGTAGTAGTTCGCGATCTGATCGTAGCGGAAGACGGTGTGGCGCTCGGCGGCGGAGAGCATGAAGTCCCGGAACTCCGAGTCGGCGATGTCCATCGCCTCGATCTCGGCGACGAGTTCGTCCGTGAACGTCCGGTCGGCGAGCTCGGCGACCTCGGGCGCCGGACCGCTCGGCTCGTAGACCGGCGTGACGATCTTCTGAGTGTACTCGGGCGCCTCGCCGCCGGGCTCCTCCTCACCTCCACCCAGCCCGTCCGAGCCGTCGAGGAACGAGAGGTCGTCGAACCCGACGAGGTCGACGTCGAAGTCGAGTCCCCTCAGGTCGTCGAGCTCGCCCCTCAGTAGGTCGAGATCCCAGCCGGCGTCTAGCGCCAGTTGGTTGTCGGCGATCACGTAGGCGCGCTTCTGAGCCTTCGTCCAGCCGCGGGCGGTCGAGCAGGGGATCTCCTCGATCTCGAGCCTCTCCGCCGCGAGCACTCGACCGTGGCCGGCGATGATCCCGCCCTCCTCGTCGACGAGCACCGGATTCGTCCAACCCCACTCGCCGATCGACGCGGCGATCTTCTCGACCTGGCGATCCGAGTGGGTCCTCGGGTTCCTAGCGTAGGGGGCGAGATCCTCGACGCGACGCATCGAGACGTCGCACGCCGGCCAGTCGTTGGCGATGATCATTCGCTCGTAACCCTACTTCAGCCGAGCTCCCCTCCCTGGGAGTTTCACGCTTTATCCTCTCCGAGGTCGCGCAACTTGTCGCGGGCAGCTAGTGCCTCGTCAAGAGCCTGGCCCGAGGGGGCCAGGCCTACACGGTAGGCGGCCAGGATCCGACCACGTGCCAGGGCGAGTCGTTTCCAGTTCATCAACTTCTTCTTCAGGATCTTTACGTCTTCCATTACAAAAACGGCCGGGTCGACCTCTCTCCGATCGACCCAGCCGCCTCGAGTCGTCCCCGCTTACTTGGCTCCGAGAGTCATGATCGACGTGAGCCCAATCAAGTCCCTCACGGATTGAAGGTGAGCCTTGGCACATGCCGATCGCGTCTTGAAATCCGCGCAGTCCGTCACGACTCGATGAGTGACGACCACCGTCTTACCATTCCTGTTCACCGGCATCTTCGATTGCCACTCGGTCTCGTACTTACCGGGAACGAAGCTCGACTGAGCGAAGCTCGAGCCCGAGCGCAGCACGTGACGACCGAGTAGATCGACGCGAACGTCCGCGACCTCGGCGAGGGTTACTCCCTCGTGGTGATACAACGCGACGTGAGTCGGTGAAATTATGTTCGCGTGAACGACCTCCGGGAGCACGGTCGGGTCGGGAGGAATAGAAAGCGCGACGACTGCCGCGAGGATCAGCGAATTGAACATTCGGGGGTTCTCCTTTCGATGGTTCGCCCCCTCGATCCGAGCTCGCGGTCGGGGACATCTCCGCGGACTAGCCAAGCCTAACGCACAAAAACCAACACGGGAAGCGGGGTCTCCCGGTTTCCATGTATTCTCGCGCCGATGAGGATCCCAGCAATCGCCCTCGTCCTAATCACCGGGTGCAGCGGACCACAGCTCAACGAGGCGGTCGAGTATATGAGGATGATGAACTCCCTCGAGTCGCCGATGCAACGCGACCAGCGACTCGGCAGGGACGCCGCGCCGGCGAACTTCCCACCGGTGGAGCTGCCGCCGGAGACGCTACCCGAGCTCGTGCCGCTGACCCTCGACGAGGAGGTGAAGGAGTCTCCCGACGCCGACGAGATCCTTCACGCCGCGTTCCCCGAGATCGTACCGGCGAAGATTCCGGACCCGCCGAAGCCGTTCACCTGGCAGAGGTGGCTAGTGATCTTCGGCGCCGCGTTCTGCGGAGTAGTCCTCGGCGTCGCGATCTGGTTCGGCGTCTTCAAGAAGAGGAGCTAGTCACGCCTGTTCTGCTGAGCCGCGGCCTCGGCCTGCATCGACGAGGAATGCTTCACCTCGCCCCCACCAGCGCGCGAAGGAACCCCTGAACGCCGTGTTCCATGTAGTGCGCGATCTCGTCGTCGAACGTGAAGCCTCCCGGACTGTTGATCAGCTTGCCGCGCGCGACGTTGCTGCTCGAGACCACGCCTCTCGAGCCGCCGTGGAACGTTCCGGCGAGACCGGTCAGTGAGCAGACCTGATTGTCCTCGAACCTCATGTTCTTGCGGTCATTCCAGCTGTAGATCTCCATCGCGTTTCCGATCGCGACGAAGGTGTTTCTGAGCACCCAGAGATCGTCCGTGCGCTCCTGGTGGTTGTGACTGACGAACGCCGCGTCCTTGAACCCGAGCACCACGTTCCCCGACACGATCGCGTCGCCCTGGACCTGGAGCACGGCCTCGCCCGATCCGTAGACGAGGTTGTCGGCGACGATGTTCACCCCGTTGTCGCGCGTGCCACCGACCAGGATCCCGGGGTACTGAGTGCAGTGAACGTGGTTACGAAGGATCCAGCAGTGGTGGCTACCGTCCTTCAACTCGATCCCGTCGCCCTGCTCCCCGCTGGTGTGGTGAACGTTGTTCTCGGCGATGACCCAGAACGAGGCGATGACGCTCGCGTCGTTGCCGCCGATGTAGAAGCCCTCGCCCTTCCCCTCGGTATTGTTCACCTCGCAGTTGGTGACGTAGCAGTGATGCGTATGCATCGGCGTCGTCGGCTTGCCGTTCACCCAGAGGACGACGTTCGCGGCGATCGCGGTTCCCGTGGTGTGGTGGACGTGGCATAGGTGAAGCCAGACGTCGTGGCAGTCGTAGAACTTGACGCCCTCGTCGCCGCCGGTGATCTCGAGCCCGCGGAAGCAGACGTACTCGCACTTGCCGGTTTCCCCGCCGAGGTTCAGGACGTTCTGATTGAAGTGGGGGAGAGTCAGCGTCGGCTTCTTCGCCAGGTCGAGCGCCTGAATCCAGATCGGCGCGTCCGACCTACCGCGAAGGTCGACCGCCCACTTATCGCGGCGCAGCACCCAGCGTCCCGGCCCGACGAGGAGCGAGTCGCCCGGAATCAGGCGCTCGATCGTGGTGACCAGCTTCTCGCCGTTGACCTGATTCGTGAGCGTCGGGTCGTGCAGGATGACGAGCTCCCTGAGCGGCGCGACGTTCTGCCACGGTGGGTAGATCGAGATCGACGGCTGAGGGATCGCCGCCTCGCGGAGCAGTTGGGCGACGATCTCCGTCGCCTGATCTAGGTGAGGAGTTGACGAGGGGTACGAGCAGACGGCCAGGAGGAAGACCGCCGCGGTGAGTAGTTTGCGCATAACGGAGACACTACCCTGTTGGTTTTTATTCGTCCAGTGGGTTGAGACTCTGAGCGATCGTCTTCTCCAGCACGTCCTGAAGCCAGCCGATCGGCGGCGGATCGGTCACGAAGTACTCCAGGGCCGCGAACTCCGCGCCACTGATTCGACCCCGCTCGAAGAGGGTGCGGAGCGTCTTGCAGTAGAGCACGACGAGGTGCTGCTCGCGCGGGTTCACGACTCCGGCGTCCAGGCCCATGGCTCCGTGATCGGCGGCTTACCGGACGGCTCGACGCCGAGCAGCCACGCGCACCACTCCTTCATCGTCGCCGTGTGGAAGTGCTTCGAATTCTTCTCGCCCTTATAACAGACGCCGGCCCGATCGGAAGCCATGACCCTGCGATGCTCGCCGTTGACGACGTAGGTCTCGTCCGCGCGCGGCGGCGACTTGCCCCAGGTATCGAGAGCCGACTTCTTCGCTCTCTTCTTCGCTCTCTCATCCGCGAGCTGACCGACGGCCTTGAAGAAGCACTCCCTCGTGAGGCAGTAGACCTCCGCGCGGAAGTCGTCGAGCGACCGTCCAGTCAGAGCGGCGAGCTTCAGCGTCAGCGTCGGCAGGAAGTCTTCCACCATGGCGAGGTCATTCTCGCGCAGGTAGCCGGAGACTAGGGCTCGTCCGATTCGAGTCAGCACGTATTCCTTAGCCGTAGTGCTAGACTCGCGAACCAGCGCCTCCATCTCCTCGACAAAGGAGATGGGAGCATTTAGATCGTCGTACCAAACCTGATCGGTCTCGCCGCTCCCGTCTCGAGTCCGCTCGCGGAGTTCCTTCTTCAGCTTATTGAGTTTCAGACCTTTCGACTTGGCCAGCTTCCGCCATCGATCGCGGTCGTCCTCGAGCGGCGGCTCCGACGCGAACTCGGACGGTGGTGCGCAGCGAAACCGCGCGTGGGGAGCATTTAGATCGTCGTACCAAACCTGATCGGTCTCGCCGCTCCCGTCTCCGACCTTACGCTCGCGAACGACCTCGTCCGGGTAACCGTCCGGGTACATTGGGTCCGAGTCCTCGAGCGGCGGCTCCGACGCGAACTCGGACGGTGGTGCGCAGCGAAACCGCGCGTGACCGAACATCCGAGCGATCGGCTCCGGGACGGTTGATAGGAAGTCTCGAGGATCGTTCATGGTCTGGTTCTCTCGGGAAGGAATTCGTCGAACGGGAGCGCGGGGACAGGTCTGAACCACGTCGATTCCCGCCGCCACTGGATAAGTAGGCCAGCGCGCGGTCCGCTTGCGGGCGGAACTGGCTCCGTCTCGACCGGCCCGCGGGGCCGCAACCCCGGAAGCCGACTCGGCTCCCGGTCGACGTCCCTGTAAAACTCTGCGAGAGCCGACGTCGAACAAAAACCAAGTGCCGAAAGTCTACCCCATCGAGAAGGATTTTGAAGGGGGCCGGGACCGGAATCTCGACCCGGCTATGATCACGACGTGTTGGGCGGTCACCCTGGGAGGGGTACCACGACGCGATTGCGGACGCCGCGGCTCCCGGCTTGGCGGCCAGGGGAGCCGCGGCACTTTCTATTCAATGCAAGCTGGCTGTTACAGCTTGCGAGGCCCCCTCTGGAACGCGAACTAGAGGTGGGCCTCTTTTCTTGTCCACCACCTCAGAGCGGCCTGATCCGAACGAAGGCGCCGTCCTCCCGACCCCAGAGCTTCTCGACGTCCACGTAGCTCGCCACCTGACAGTCGTCCGACCAGACCAGCGCTCCCCGCTTGCGCCAGTCGCCGAGCGCGTCCTCGACGGCCTTGACCAGGTTGCTCAGGTCCGGCTTCTGATCGTGGGAGAGCGAATTGAGGTCCATCAGTGCGGGGCCGTCCCCGATAGCGAAGAAGAACCGGCACTCCAGGGAGACCGGCCCGTAGGGAAACGGCACCTCGAAGCCCGGCGGCGTCCAGATCGGCGAGCCCGCCCGCTGCCGACTCGGTCCTCCCGCCGGCGTCACCTTCAGCGCTCGAAATGCGGCGGTCCGAACGGCCACCATCCACTCGTCGGCCGAGGCGTCGGGCCTCCCCCTCCCACGATCGACGCGCGCTCGGGGCGCCGGTCTCGGGATTCCGGGTACGGTGAAGTGCAGCTCTGATTTCTGATCGCTCATGACGGTTTTTTAGGGAACATTTGCCGGATTTCAGCCAAACCAGCCCAGTAGCCCAACCCCCTAAGAGAGAGAGAGTGGGCTGAAGCCCCACTCTCCTCGGACTCTCTCTGGGCTGGGTTGGGCTACTCTGGGCTGCTCGACGCTATATAGTAACTTAGGACCGTTCGAAGTGGGCTACCCTGGGCTACCCCGGGCCCAAAAGCAGCCCAGATCACCCAAAATCGGCCGGAGACCCGCCTCCCACCGTGGGCTACATAAACCACGTTCCGGTAAGGACTTCCAACCGAAAAAACGGGCGTAGCCCAGCGTAGCCCACATATGAACGAAACCCTAACACTCCGAATCGGCCGATCTGGCACGGTTTTCGAGTCCCGGCCGGAACGGTCGTTCCGGAACGGATATCGAGCGATTATCGAGTCGGCGGAGCCCGTATCCCGAAGCTCACTCCTCCCCCAGGAACCGCTCGGCGAGAAATTTCGAGTACGCCGGAGGAATTGCCTGAGAGAGCTCCTTCGCGCTCATCCAGTCGATTCCCATGGCTTCTCGCCAGGACTGAAGACTTCCCGGAAGCATAGTCGGGTACGCACCCCTCCCCCCGTGGGGGTGGCCGTAGACGCCCACAACGGGGTAGGTGTGATCGCAGGGGGGCGGTTCTGGAGGCGAAAACGAGAGTTCGAATACCCGATGACGCCTGAGCTTCAGCCCGAAGTGTGACCCGCAGAGAGTGACGTCCTTCCGGAGAGGGGCGCCGGGGACGTTCTCGATGATCCACTCGACCTTCGCAGATCCCAGTCGATCGCGGACGTCTCCGATGAGGTCCGGAGTCCCCTCGCGATTGACGTTGCCTCCCGTCATGTATCTCTGGCATGGTGGAGAGGCCCAGATCAGGTCGAAACCGTCCAGCGAGAAGGTCAGCGCGTCGGCCTGAACGAACTCGAACGGATAGCTTGGTTGAGGGAGGAGGTCGACCCCGGTGACTTCGAAGCCGGCCTGATGTAGTCCCATGGAGACCCCACCCGCTCCGCAGAATAGATCTAGGGCCCTCACTCCTCCTCCGGGAACCGCTCCTCCAGCCCCAGCTTCGGCGTCGGCCACACGTACCGCCGACTGCCCTTTACTTCCGTCCGGATCAGGTCCGCGCCCTCCAGGTCCCGCACGATCCGCTGAAGCGTCGACCTCAGCACGCCGCGCAGCGCCACCTCCTCGAGTAGCTGCGAGAACGTGATCGCCTCCAACTCGCTGAACGGCTCTAGCACCTCGAGTACCGCCACGATCTGTGCCTTCCGAGCCGGGTCCCGCGTCATCGCGTTGATCGCCGCGAAGCTCTCCGCGTCCGTCTCCGGCCTGATCAGCCGGCACGAGCTCTGCGGATTACCGAAGTCGTCCGGCGGGAGTTGTCCGAGCTGGATCGTCTCCAGCTCCAGCGAGATCCCCTCGAACTCGGCGTCGTCCTTCGCCTTTTCCCCAACTACGTGGACCTGCGGACGCCGCTCGCCCGGCGTCTTCAGCACCCGGATCTTCGCCTCCACCGCGCCCGCCATCACCGTCGACCCCCGCTCCGAGTCACCCGCCTTCCGGGTGTGGTGGACCAGCGCCACCGCGACCTCGTAGTCCCGCTGAAGACCGCGGCACCGCTCGACGATCTCCGTCACGTCTCGCGCCTGGTTCTCGTCCACCCCGGGGATTGCCCGACTCAGCGTGTCCACCACGATCAACGCCGGCTTCTCCTCCATCTCCTCGATCTTCCGCCGGATCCAGTTCAGCCGAGCCGGGTCGCTCAGCCGGATCCCCTCCGTGAACGCCAGCCGACCGTCCAGCTCCGCCGGGTCGCCGTCCCAGGCCGCCAGCAGTCGCTTTCGCATGCCCACCAGGCCCTCGAGCGCCCCGTAGAGCACCACGCCCGGCTTCGTCGGCAGCTCGAACCAAGGACGCCCGGAGGCCACCGCGATCGCCATCGACAGTGCCACGAAACTCTTGCCCGAACCCGGGGCGCCGTAGATCATCGCCAGCTCGCCGCGATTCAGGATCTGATGGATCAGCGCCGGCGGGGGTCGCAGCGCCATCAGGTCCGACGGCCAGAGGATCTCCGGCTCCTCGATCGGGATTTCCTGAGAAAGTATCGGGATTTCCTGAGAAAGTGGGGACGTCCCAGGCGTAGCGGTCGTTCCTCTCTTGACGAGCTGAAGATGCCGCCCGCGCTCCCGCAGCGCCGCCCGGTAGGCCGGACTCTCCGCCGCGATCCCGAAGACCGTCTTGATCGTCCGTCCCCGTCCCCCGGCGAAGGACGCCCAGTGCTTCCGACAATCCGCGTCGCCGCCGAACTTCGAGCCCCGCGAGCTCCAGTCCACGAACAGACCGAAGCCCTCCTCCGAGCCGCCGAACTCGTCGTGGATCCCCATCCCGACCTTCACCCAGTCCTCGTACCCGAGATCGGGTTCCACGTGGAGCAGCGCCTCCCGGACCTCGTCGACCCGGTCGGAGTGCGTCGGCGCCGCCACCGGGTAGGATGCCTCCCCCACCGAATCCAGCACCACGCCCCCCCGATTACCGGTGAGGTCCCGCGCGAAGGTCAGCCCGGGCGGCCCAGGGACCGGAGTTCCGGCCGCGAGGGGCTCCGACGCAATGACCCCTCGAGTACTCGAGCGGGAATCCGGCAACCGGGCCGGGACCCTCAGCGCGTCGATCAGCCAGTCCGGCGCCGGCGCGACGGCCTGACCGCTCATCTCCGGTAGGTCGGGCGGGAAGTCCCACTCGTAGAGGTTCCCGCTCGCGTGGTTCGACGGCGGCAGGATCACGTAGCCGCCCTCCCCGCGCACGTCGAGACCAGACTCCCGCCGCGCCAGGTTCTTCATCGGCCGATCCGGGTCCCAAGTGAAGAACAGGTGGTGGGATCCTCCGCCCGACCCGGTCACCGCCAGCGGCGTCTCGGGCAACTCCCGCCCGGCGCAGAGGTCCGCGAGCTCCTGACCGCCCGACTTATCGCCGCGCTCGTCGACGTCGAGCACCCAGACTCCCGAGCCCGCGCCGGTCGCCAGACCGATCGAAGCGTCGGGGAACTTCTCCAACCACCAGGTGCAGAGCCAGCTCTCGTCCGTCGTCGCGTTCTTGCATCCCCGCGGCGTTCGCGGGTGCTTCCCCGCGTCCCGGCAGCCGACCTTCCCGCACGAGCACTCGCCGTTCTCGAGCATGCTGTACACGGGAAACACTCTCCAACCGAGAGCGGCGTACCTCCTTGCCCAGACGAGATTCGACATCGAGATCCACCAGTAGACCCGCTCGACTCCGGCGAGTCCCACCCTCGTTTCGAACAAAATGAAGGCGGAGGATTCGCGCCCGAACCGCGCGTCGCGCGCCGGTAGCGTCGCGCCGACGACCCCGCTAGATGTGGGGGTGACTCATGTCAGAATTCTCGCGACGCGTAATTTCACGATACGAAAATCCGACTAGGACGTCACCCGAAGTGCAGCGATTGAAGATCACTCCCCGGAGACCTCTTCTCGTCGATCTCTGGTAGAGATTGTAGAGGTTTCGACGACAGACGGCCGCCCTCGGAATGGCGGTCACCCCATTCAACTCGACCTCGTCGAGCACCTTCTCGTAGTCGATCTTCAGCGTCATTAGAACGGGATCCCGTCGAGCCACTCGTCGCAACCCTCCACGACGAACGTCTCGGGAATTACCCGGTTACCGAACTTCGTGCAGTGATGACGATGATCGAATGTCGAGCAGTAATCGCACGTTCGGCACGAACGCTCCTGCTTGAACGGTAGGTATGTACTCAGCGCCCGCGAGAGGAGATCCTTCGCGATCACGACGTCCCGGTCCTCGCCGTGACCCTCCCGGTACCGCTCGAGTAAGATGCGAGAGAGGCGCGCGAAGACTTCGAGGTCGTCCTCGCTGAGTTCCTGACTCTCGCTCACGGGCCTACCACGCTCCCGTCCAGGTTCAGCCCACGGTCGCTCCAGTGCTTCTTCGTCTTCGCGATTAGCACGCGCATGTCGACCGCCTCACTCCTCAGCGAACCGACGACTAAGTCGATCACCAGCCCGACCACGTCGCCCGGGTGGCAGATGCCCTCGAACCGACGAGCGCAATCGACTTGCAGCGCGGAGTTCGCGTGCCCGGGTCCTTCGCTCAGTCCCCAGTGATGCTTCATCCACCTCCCCGCGGTCAGGTAGAGGGCCTTCGCGACGTCGCGCGACGCGAACTGCCGGTCGCCGATCTTGAAGTGATCCGCGGGTTCGAGAGCACCTATAAAGAGAGCTATCGCCTGGGGAAACTCCCTCGGCACGACGTCGTTTCGAAACTTCATGACGTAGCCTCGAAGCAGTCGTGGCCGTCCTCGTGACCGTCGACTGATCCGTCCTCCATGCTGTGAACCACGTTCGGCATCGGTCCGGGCTTCACATCCGCCGCGCACGGCTCCCGCGCGACGTCCGGCGACCAGGTCAACTCGCAGCGCTCGCAGCCCGGCGCCGAGACCTTGAGCAGACTCTTCGCGCGGAGCTTCAGGTCTCCGCTGCCGGGCGACACGCGGTAGGAGCAGACGACGATCCATTGGTGTCCGTTCATGCTAGCTTCTCCCTACTACCCTCGGCGTAGAGGTGCGCGATGATCTCCTCGAAGCCGCGAGCGTTCTTCACGACGCGAATGACGTCGGGAGTCTTGAATTCTGAATTCGGATCGGCCAGGACGTTCGTCGACAGCTCGATCGCCGCGACGGCCTCCTCGACGGTCTTCGGGTAGGGAGCGTCGCCGGCGTGCTTCCGCCACCACTTCTCGGCCTTCTTCCTCATGTTGCCGTCGCGCTCGAAGTGGACCCACTCCCGGATCCGCCGGCGACCGCACCAGTAGACCACGAGCATCGAGTTCGGCTGGAACGGCTTCCGATGAATGGAGACCTCCATCGAGTCGACGCGGTGCTCCTTCGGCATCGGCAGGGAGATCCTCTTCCCATCGCCGTCGAAGTCCATCACGGCGAGCGTCGAGGCCTCCGCCTGATGGTTCGGCCGAATCTCGAAGGTCGGCCAGACGTAGCCGCAGGGGATCGGCGGGATGCCGGGGCAGGCGAGGACGCCGACGAGGGAGATCGTTCCGCACTCGGGGCAGACCCGAACCGACGGCTCGGCGACCGACGCGCGCTTCGACCTCGGGCGGATCTTATTGATCGGCCCGTGACGAAGGACGTTACTTCCGTAATCTAAAACTAAACAATTTGAAACGATCAAGCCCTCGACGACGAATCGATGTCGAGGTCCAGCATTCAGGACGTCGTAGACCGTCGCGATTGCTTCCTCGTGTTGAGCTGCTGCTGTGACCTCGTAGTCCATCGAAGATTCCCCGGCTCGTAGTGACCAGCGCGCACGTTGAACTTGAATCTGGAGCGAACGGCACTCTCCGAGAGTCTTCCAACCATAGTCAGTCACCACTTCGTGGTCGGGGGTAGCCCAGAGCCCATCGTAATAGATCACGCGTTGAGGACCCATGCACATAACGCCGTCATGAGATATGAACTCAACGCCGTCCCACAGGAGATCATCGCCGCGAACCTGTTCAATCGGCACCAGACCGCGATCAGTCAGGACGCGCTGACCCTCGGCAATACAATTCTTCTTCCCGGGAGAGTTGCGCATCCCGCGCCCCATGATCTGCACGTAGAGCCCCGGGCTCTGCGTCGGTCGCATGACGATGAGTAGATCGATCAGCGGCGAGTTGAAGCCGGTCGTCAGGACTCCGACGTTCACGAGGCACGTCAGTTCGCCAGCCCTGAACTTGTCGGTCAGGTAGTCGCGCTCGACCTTCGGGGTGTTTCCGAAGACGACCTCCGCGTCGACGTCGCAGTCCATCATCGTCGCGCGGATCTGGAGCGCGTGCTTCCTCGTGCAGGCGAACGCAAGCCAGTGCCTCCGATCGTGATCGCGAGCGATCGAGACGGCCTCGTAGGTCGCCGCGATCGTCTTCGGCATGATCTTCGACTCGAGCTGCTTCCGATTGAAGTCGCCCGCGGAGATCGCGACGCCGCGGACATCGAACGACTCCTTCGGCTGCTTCACGACGAGCTCGCAGAGGTGATCCGGGACGAGATCCTCGAGCCTGACCTCGTGCGCGACGTGCGTGAAGATCCGATCGTCTCCGCGGTGGAGGTAGCCGCCGTTCATCCGGTAGTGCGTCGCGGTGTAGCCGACTCTCCGGACCTTCGGGTTCAGCTCACGCATCGCGTCGAGGAAGGTAAGGTAGCGACCTTGCCCCCTCTTGGGCACGAGGTGAGCCTCGTCGACCAGGACCAGGTGGTAGGGACCGAGTTCCTCGACGCGATTATAGACGGACTGGATGCCGGCGAAGAGCACGGGGCTCCCGAGGTCGCGCCGCTTCATGCCAGCGGAGTAGACGCCGGCGATCGAGTTCAGCGGCGAGTCCCACTGACCGAGGAACTCCTCGTAGTTCTGTCGGATCAGCTCGCGCACGTGGGTGAGCACGAGGAATCGGTTCTTCGGGAACCGCCTCAGGCTTTCGCGGATGAACTCCGCCATGATCAACGACTTGCCGCCACCGGTGGGTACGACGAAGAGGGGATGGGCGTCCGGTTCCTGGTGACGCTCGAAGAACTCGTAGTGCTCGTCGAGGCTCTCGCGCTGATAGGGCCGGAGGGTCAGGGGCACTTCAGGTTCCCTCCGCGACGAGTCTTTCGAACTCCTCTTCAGTGACCGATCCGACGTGACTACCGCAAGCGTCGAGTCGTTGATAATTGATCGTCTGATTCACGTCGTCGATCTCGGCGTCGAGCTTCCTGAATACTCCTCCGGAGTATCGAGTGGTACTCCCGTCCGATCTACCGCCACCGGACGGCGCGAGGAGAACGAGCAGCTTGCCGTTGAATCTCCAGATCGCTCCCGCGTCGTAGGGTCTCATAGCATCCTGTCCGTGAAGCCCACCGGGGAATCGTTCACAGCAACCCATCCTTTATCACCTTCTCCACAGCATTCGCGACCAGCCGTCTCACTATGAAGCGAGTGAGAATGCTCGTCACTCCGGATGAGAGATCCCTCGAAGCTTCGAGAACTTCTTCGTGATGCTTCTTCAAACTGATCTCTCCCTTCACGTAGTTCGTCTCGGAATCAACCTCGCGCGCGCGATAGGTCGCCGCAGCGTCGTTGATCGCGGCCGTCAGGTCGTTGATCGCGGCCGTCAGTTCTGGATCTATCTGTTCTTCAGTCATCGATCTTCTCCGGCAAATCCTCCGGTGCGAGTGGCCGACAGTCCACATGGTAGGGCTTGCCACCGACGACGACCTCGTGTCCGCCGGATATCGCGACGCCGCACTTCGCGCAGCGGATCACGTCTCCCTCCTGATCTCCGTTCCGCTGAATCCCTCGACCTCCGGGTGCTCGACGACAGTGAACCCGGGATCGCGCCCGTAGTGGATCGAGTCAATGTCGGGCATTGGAAACACAATAGCGTCGAGTCCGTCGAGACCGTCGCGGAGCAT